AATCTTATGGCTATAAAATACCTATGATGAAGCGGGTTCTATTGACTAGCCATGTGGAAACTGTGGTGCTGCTAAACCGCATGAATACGGCATTTTAAGGGTTTCGGAAGGGTGAAAAACTGTAATTTGTGGCCCTCATGTGGCCGAAAATTTTAGATGGCCACAATTTAATAGCAAAAAACAAAGCGCTCAGACAACAATCATTTGCTGTCTGGGCGCCTTTTTTTGTTTATTTTTGAACCGCCTTTTCAAAGATTTCTACTGATTGATTTCTCAGGTAGTCGGTATTGTGGGTATATGTATTAAGCGTTGTTTCTATGTTGCAGTGTCCTAAACGCTCCTGCACGTCCTTTATATTGGCACCGTTCTCAATAAGCGTTGTAGCATGTGTGTGCCTCAGGGAATGGTAGTTGAAATTTATCTTCAGCTCATAGTGGATTGCACGGCTGCAGTACTTCATGCTGTCCATGCTCAGCATCTGGCCGTTCTCTCTTACGTTTATCATATCCACGGATTCAAGAGGGCAGGGGACGCCGGCTTCAATTTCTATGAGCCGGTAAATGGTATCGCCTTTTTCGTCCTGCTCCGGCTTTTTGTAGATTTTTGTGTAGTATTCGTCATAGAAGGCTTTGTTGGCCATTTGCCGGTCATAAGCTTTTTTCAATGCAGCACAGAGTGTATCACCGATATTGATGATGCGGTTGGACTTGAAAGTTTTGGTGCTGTTGAAATACCAGGCGCTTTTCTCTTCCTTCTTGCCCTTCTTCTTCAGGACTTCCCTTACATCTGCGCCACAGTTACGCTTAAGCAAAGCCTTGCTGATACTTATAGTCTGATTATCAAAATCGACATCATTCCAAGTAAGGCCGAAGCATTCGGAAATTCTTACGCCGGTATAGTAGCCGATCATAAGCGGAATATAAAAATTAGAGCCTTCCGGAAAGCGCTCTATAATCTGCTTAAAATGCTCCGGTGTAATGATGTACCGGGTTTCCTTCTTGGGTGCCGTATCCTTGGGGATTCTTACGTTATTGCATGGATTATACTGGATGTACTTCAACGGCTCAATAGCATAATCCAGCGCTGCAGAGAGCGTGGAGAAGATACCGACGATGCTTGCCCTGCTGAGGCCACGCAGCTTCAGAGCATTTACGAATTCCTGAACGGCGGAAGGGGTGAGGGATTTTAACCGGTACATTCCTAGGCTGGGCTTCAGGTGATTTTCGATAGTATAAAGATAGCCAAGCTGGGTGTTATATTTGAGGTTCATTTTGCAGTAAGAGTCAATCCAGCTGTCCAGATAATCCGCAACGGAAATGCTGGAAAGATTGAAAGTCTGACCGCTTTCGTTGTATTCTGCCAGTGCCCTGGTTCCGGCTTCCACGGCTTCCTTTTTCGTTTTAAAGCCGGATTTGGAAACACGCTTACGCTTGCCATCGACGGAAGCAGCTTCGAAACGGTATTGCCATTTATCGCCGCGTTTTGTTACGTTTAATGTTGACATAAAAAATCAGCTCCTTTCATTTTTCGAGCAGAGCTGATATAATAAAAAGGTAATCAGCTCTTGTTGGTTCTAGGGTTGATGACATTGAGCGTGTTGGTAGCACGTTCTTGCAGGTCCCTCGGTGTTGGTAGCACCGGGGGATTTTATTAGAAATACATAGGCGGTGATACGGTGGATGTTTTAAAAAGATTAAAATCAACAAATGTAGGATTTGGTTTAATAATTTTAGGCGCAATACTTATGGCGGCAGACATATATCTTCAAACACCAGGTAATATTTTGATTGCAATCGGTGGTTCTTTGCTGTCTTCAGGTATAGTGTTGCTTTTTAGCGTATGGTTTATAGAATCAAAAGCAGAAAATACTTTAGATAATTGGGGATTAACGAAGATTTACAAAAAACGTTCAGAGAAAAGTGATGACTCAGATCCAAGATTAAAAAAGGCCAGAAACAAATTAGATGTAGTTGCTTTTGGGTTAACTTCATTCCGTGAAACACATGGCAAGGATATAGAGACTTTGTTAAATAAAGGCGTTAATGTAAGAATTTTAACGATGGATCCAGATTGTGAAAATGTTTTTTTGAAGCAACGTGAAAAAGAAGAAGGTAAACAAGAAGGTGATATTCGCAATAGTATAAATCAGCTTGTAGAATGGGCTAATAAACTTAATAAGAAAAGTCGGAAAAGAACTATAAAAATAAAAGGATACCGTTGTATGACGTTAGATTTTTATTGGCGCGTTGATGATGAGATATACATTGGTCCATACTGGTATAAGTTTAGTAGTCAAAATACGATTACTTATAAATTTGTATCTGGAAAACAAGGATTTGATATGTATGCTGATTATTTTGAACAGCTTTGGGACGACGAGGAAAACAATAAGGTTTTAACTAGGCCGGTAAGGAGCAGGTAATATGGAAAACAGAAGATTTAAACCCGGGGATGTAGTACGTCATTTTAAGCATGAATTAGTAACCAGTCCTTCTACTCAATATTTATATAGAATAATTACATTTGCGCATCATTCTGAAACAGATGAAATTCTTGTTATATATGAAGCTTTATATCCGCCGTTCAGGGTATGCGCACGACCTTATGATATGTTTGTAAGTGAAGTAGAACACGATAAATATCCTAATATAAAACAAAAATATAGATTTGAAATCTGTGAATATTAGTTCTTCTCCGCCGTCAGCCTTTCGCTGGCGGCCTTTATTGGTCTTCACCTTCTGTCTGCAGCTGCTTGCGAACCTCTGCTTCCGGAAGGTCTTTGTAGTTAGAAGCAGAAACAACTTTGCGCCCGGTTTTAGCCTCAAGTGCAGCGCGTGCATCACCAGCGATTTTGCCGCCGGCGCGGGCAGCAGAAACATTTTGCGTCATGCCGTAAGCGTCGTGTGTTTTTGCGATTTCAGTAGTGGAGGCTTCACCGAGGGCGGTAAAAAGCAGTTCCAGATCTGTCATATGGTCACGCAGGTTTTCGCTGGGACGGTCAAGGTCTTTTAGCTTTTTGTGCTGGCTAGGAGTAATGCCAAACGCTGCCTTGCTGATTTCAGCGGTAAGAATGGCATATTCTTTACCTTCTTTAATGCCGCGTTTCTTCCATTCATCAGTCAACGTATCACGGACGGCAATACCACGTTCGCGGCGTGTGATCCATTCGTCACTGTAGCCTTTGGCACGGTATATTTCACGCATACGGGTTTGTGCCAGCTCAGGATTTTCAATCTCAGCAATGCGTTCGCTGCCGACTTGCGCGAGCCACTGCTTAAAGGGTTCAGCTTTTGGAGAAGGGATGGACTGGATAATGCGCAGGGCGCTTTTTGCAGTAGCAGCCAAAGTGCGGCGATTTTTACCGCTTTGAGTTGGCATTGCTACCTGGGGACAATTTGTCCCTATGTAAGTCCCAAGCTCGGAATCTCTTTTGCGTATTTTTTTTAGGTAATCTGTTGGGTTGGAGCTGTCTGTCAAAGCACCAACAATATCGACTACAGAAAAATACCATTGCTGTTCTTCTTCATCCCAAACAGAACGAATTTTAGCAGATTGAAATAGTTTTATACCGTTCATTTTTATACCTCGCTTTCAAAATTTTATTACCAACCGTCAGCCTTGCGCTGGCGGTATTTTTTTATGCCTAACGTCTTTGGTAAAAAAGGCACTTTTTCCAAAAGACACCTAACGTCTTTGGTAAAAAAGGCTGTTTTTACCAAGTTCCTTTTTACTTCTTCAGCACTTCCAGCCCCATCGGCACGCCTACCATGTCAGCAAGGCGGTGAATGGAGGTTTCCGGGTACTGCTGCAGCAGCTCATCCGGCAGGAGCAGCTCCACGGCGAAGGTGTTGGCCTGCCGTTCTATTTTCTCTATGCTGAAAAGGGTGTGGGCTTTGAGGAATGGCGTCGACACGCCTTTATGTAAAACACTGTGTCCAAGCTCATGGGCGCAGGTGTATGATTGCAATTCTTCGGATATGTTCTGGTTAATGATGATAAACTTGGAACGCTTATATGTAGTGAAGTAGCCCCATGTGCTGCCAAGCTCTGCGTACATGACGATGATGTTCAGCAGCTGCGCCAGCTCATAGGGGTTATTTGTTTTGTGCTTATGTGTAAGCTGCTTCACAGCAGCCTTGATATCCATGATATTATTCCTCTTCGTGGCGATATTTTTTAGGAGTGTATTTTTCTTTGGCGATTTTCTTTGCCAGTCGCATGGTAGCCTGCAGGCTTGCTTTCAGGAGTTCTCTGTCTTCATCATCTTCAACGGTACCGCCCATGGCAGCCATTGCGTTTTTGCTGTCGAGGTCGGCAAGCATTTTTTCGAGGTCGGCGGCGATTTGGCGTTCATCGCGGGGGGTGAGGGGGACGGAGGGAGATTCGGTTACAGTATTATCCCAGCCCATTAAATAACTAGGAGTGGTATGCAGAGCTTTAGCTAAAATTTCAATTTGATTGATAGGCACCTTTTTAATGTAACCAGTTTCATAACGTTGCAATGTTGATTTGCTTATGCCAGTAGCATCGGATAAATCTTGATAAGACATTTCTAATTTTAAACGTCTTTCCTTTATTCTTTCGATTAAATCAGTTAATTCTTTTTCACTCATTGTAGTCAACTCCTTTAGTAGAATAATACCATAAATGCAACAAAAGTACAAGAAAAAAGTAAAAATCGTTGCATTTTTGCTTGACTTGCGTTGCGGAAGGGTGTATTATATAACCGTAGCAGAAATGCAACAAAAAATATTTAGGAGGTGAGTAAATTGGACTTGAATAAATTGAGAGGCGTTTTGGCAGAGAGAAGAATTACTCAGGTAAAATTGGCTAAAGCCCTGCATTTGTCTGTGAAAAGCATGAATGCAAAGCTCAATGGCAAGGCGCCTATTACTGTTGAAGAAGCTAATATGATTGCAAAAATTGCTGATATTAGTAATCCTTCGGAAATTTTTTTTGCTGATAGCGTTGCATAAATGCTACGGATAGCAAGTAATTAGAGGAGGGATAACATGAATAACTTACAGATTTTCAACAGTCCTGATTTCGGACAGATTCGTACTATTCAAAAGAATGGTGAGCCGTGGTTCGTTGGAAAGGATGTAGCAGAGATTCTTGGATATAGTAATACACCTAAGGCAATTAGAGACCATGTTGATGACGAGGACAAGCTGACCGAACGAATCGTTCTGTCAGGTCAAAACCGTGAAATGACCATTATCAATGAAAGCGGTCTTTACTCTCTCATCCTCTCCAGCAAGATGCCCAAAGCAAAGGAGTTCAAGCGCTGGGTGACAAGCGAAGTCATCCCGGCAATCAGAAAGACCGGAAAGTACGAAGCCATGGCGCAGGCGGTTCCTATCAACGATGAGCCTGCCACGGACTTCACGCAGCTGGAATTTGACCAGCGCATCCGCATTGCAGCCATCATCGCCAGCTGCCGCCGCGAACGCCTGCCGTTGGTGGCGAAGGTGCTTTCCCTCGACCTCGAAGGAATGATGCCGCTGATGCCGGCGCATATTACTGAGGCAGAGCAGGCCGCGTACCGGTACATCTCCGGCGTGTACGACTCGCTTGAACGCGATACGCCGATACAGTACTTTTACAGTTCTTACACCAAATGGTGCATGGAGCAGAACCTGCTGCCGTTGACGAAACACGGTGTCACAAAGGTTTTAAAAAAATACTTTCCGGTGCAGACCGTTGCCACGTCATATTATGAAAACGGCACCCGCGTGATGGGGTGCTGCAGGTGTTATCGGAAGATGGGGAGGTGATTTACGAGATGCAATCATTCAATCCGCACGAGCCGGTAAAAGCAATAATTGCGGCGCTGCATGAAGCGCGCGTGCCAATAGCGGCTATCGACAATGTTTTTGAATTAGTCAAAGCGGATATAAAGAATCATACAGTTCCTTATAATCCAAGTTTAGACAGCGCTAAAGATTTAGCGACTTCAGCAACTACAGATAAGGCTACAGAGCCTAATGGCTGAATTTTAGTTTTGACCTGACTCCATGCAGTGTCGGTTCGAATGTTGTTTAGATATTCATGGCCTTGTGGAGTTAAGTCTATAATCCAATAGCTGTCCATTGGTTCTATTAATTTACTTTGACGTAAATATTTTAGGTGATAAAGAACTACATTATTAGGATATTCAGGAAAGCATTCTTTAACAAAAGATTGAGATTCATAATTGGTGTAACCATCAGATATTTCTTCAATCTTAAAAAGAATTTCGCGTATTAAATCATAATTTAGTTTCATTAAAATCACTACCTTTCTATAAGGTCTATTATATCACGGAGGTGAAAAGCCAATGTTGACAATCAAAGCAAAAATGCCTTCGGCAAGCCTTGCTGAAATCAAGCAGCTTGCTAAAGGCATAAATGAAATAGAAGCAAGCTTATGTGTAAACATAGACTTGCTTCTGGAGGTTAATCAAATGTTACTTGATGGTGATGTACAAAACGTCGTTGCTGTTGCAACAGATTGTGGCGTCACCAACAAAGGTTAAGGCAAGGAGATGAGATTATGGCAAGTATAGAGCTTTTGACTGTTGCGGAAGTAAGCAAGCTTCTGAAATGCAATGTTGATTACGTTTACAAGCTCAAGAAATCCGGTCTGCTGAGATTCATGAAGCTTGGCAACCTTAAATGCCGCCGGGAATCTTTGGAAGAGTTCCTCAGCACATATGACGGCAAGGATGTAACAGATCCGTTTAATGTGAAGGAGTTGTAGATATGAAAAAAATCTTATTTGTCCTGATGGCAGCCTGCTGTATTTGGGCTGCATGGGATTACAGCCGCCCGGTAGATAAATACGTAGTAAAAACTGTTGCCGGCGAAGGCGATACCCTTTGGAACATTGTTGGCGATGTCATGACCCAAGAGGGTGACCGTCGTGACGTTAGGGAAGTCATCCATTATGCTCGGGAGATTAGCAACATCAAAGGCACGTTGCAGCCGGGTGATGTTATCCTCATCCCGATAGAGGTGCGCAGATGAAGGAAAAGGAAAACGCCCGTCAGCGTAACAGCACTGGCGGGCGTAAAGATGGATAGATACCAAACATCCATCTCCTATTATAACACATTTTAGGGAGGAAGTAATAATGAATATACTGGAGATGCTGTAAATGAGAACCGATGACCGTGGCGTTCACTACACAGACTGCATTTTTTGCGGTCAAGAATGGATAGTGAGCCGTACAGTAAAAGAACCGTATGCGTGCCCTTATTGCAGGGCTATGTATAAACAATTCAAACCAATACAGAAAAGAGGTAAAAAATATGGATGCAAATATTGATAATAAGATTCGTACTGTTTCGTTCCTGCTTCAGATTCTTGATTCTGAACTCAAAGAACTGAACAGTATTCAGGAAAACGAACGCGTTATTCTTGGTTTCAGTTGGGATACTTTTGGTGGCGTGGCGGAAGTACAGATGAGCAAGGATGCCTTCTGGAAGATGTTCACTAATTGCATTATCAAACTGGAAGGACATACGGAAGAGTATGATTGCTTGTCTGTTATGTCGAATGGCATTAAATTCTTTACCTTGGTACCGAAGGAGTAAGAAAAATGAGCTTGTACGAACTTGACACAAAAATTAAAGGCTGCATCCAGCTGGATGCAGAGCATGTGGTTGACACCGAAGACGGTGAAATTTTCGACCTGCAGCAGTTTGAAGCTCTGCAGATGGAGCGTGGCCAAAAGATTGAAGGCATGTGCTGCTATATCAAAAACTTAATGGCTGAGGCCGTTGCTTATGAGGCAGAAGAAAAAAGAATGCGTGAACGCAGAGCTGCTAAAGAGCGTGAAATTGACCGTTGTAAAGGCTATCTGGTCGGCGTGCTGTATGGTGAGAAGTTTGAGACTCCCCGCTGCAAGATTGGCTGGCGTAAAAGCGAAGTGTGCAACGTGCTCTCTCTGGAAGAAATTCCTGATGAATATAAGCGCACGAAGGTTACTGTTGATGCTGACAAGACGGCAATCAAGAAGGCCATCAAAGCCGGCGCCGAAGTTCCGGGCGCTGAAGTAATCGAAAAACTGAACATGACTTTGAAGTAAGGAGTGATTTTAATGGGAATGCCTGTATTGATTTTAGGCGCGTCCGGCTCTGGCAAGTCCACGAGCTTGCGCAACTTTGAGCCGACGGAGGTTGGTGTGTTCAATGTGGCGAGCAAGCCACTGCCGTTCAAGAAGCGGCTGAAGGTCGTAAATCATGCGACGTATCAGGTCATCCAAGAAACGTTGGTGAAGAACAACTTGCGCTGCTACGTTATCGATGACTCGCAGTACCTCATGGCGTTCAACATGTTTGCTCGCGCGAAGGAGACCGGGTATCAGAAGTTTACCGACTGTGCGTTGAATTTCTATAATCTGCTGGCGCTGATCCGCGACCATACGACCGATGATACTATCGTGTATCTCCTGCATCACACGGAGTGCGATGATACTGGTCACATCAAAGCCAAAACTTCAGGCAAGATGCTGGACAATCAGCTCACTCTAGAGGGCCTGTTCAGCATCGTGCTGCTGGCTGAGACCGACGGTAAGACGCACTGGTTCACCACGCAGAGCGATGGCTTTACGCCTGCGAAGTCTCCGATGGAGATGTTTGCGGCGAAGATTGACAATGACCTGAAGGCCGTGGATACAGCTATCCGCGAGTATTATGGATTTAACGAGGAGGCAAAGAAAAATGAAAAAGCTTAACTGGGGAAATGTTGAAGCTGCGAGTGAAGGCTACGCAGCGCCGCCTGCTGGCGGTTATGTACTGGCCATCTGCTCCGTCGAAGACCACGCAGATAAAGAGTACCTAAAAATTTACTGCGATATTGCAGGCGTAGCAGACAAGGCCAACGAGCAATTTGTTGGTTATTATGGTCAACGCAAGGAACGCAGCGGTGATAAAATTCCGCTGTTCAGTTTCATTCGCAGTTACAAAGATTCTGCACTTGGTTTCTTCAAGGCATTCCTGGTGGCGCTGGAAAAGAGCGGCAACGCTGGTTTTGTGGCTGACCGCTTTACTGGCAATGAGCAGCAGTTCTGCGGTATGGTCGTCGGCGCTGTACTTGGACAAGAAGAATACGTCTGGAACGGCAAATTGAACGTAAGACTTAAGGTGCACACCGTATGCTCTGTAGAGCGTATCCAAAAGGGCGATTTCAAGGTGCCGCCTATCAAAAAATATGAAGGCGAGATTCCGACTAATAATGCAGCTCCTACGTCCTACACACCTTTCAGCAGTGTAAACGATGCGGACATCCCGTTCTGAGCTGCATCTTGACGATATCCGTCCTTACCTTGTGGGAGCCAAGCAAAAGGGTTCCCATATTACTGCCACATGTCCCTTGTGTGGCAAAGCAGGGCATCTGCATATCGATGAGAAAAACGGCACATTGCTGGTCTATTGCCAGAAGTGCAACGCTCCTGGCACGGACATTCTGAGAGAGTTCCGCCGGCTGGGAGCGAAGCCGGCGGAGCCAGAGCCTGTAGATTATAAAACTGTAAAGCCTGTTGAGGATTACCGCCATATCTACCGTAATCCCGACGGCACAGAGGCTTATTACAAGCGTCGCCGCAAATGGGCTGATGGGCACAAGGTGTTCAGCTTTGCATATATCAATGCCGAAGGGCGCACGGTGTATACCAAGCCTGAAGGATGTAACAACTTATATAACTTAGATTTACTAGCACAACATAGGAGCACAAAGTTGTACATCGTTGAAGGCGAGAAATGCGCCGACGCAATGACGTCTGCCGGTCTACTGGCAACCACGAGCAATACCGGAGCCCAGAAGGCTATCAAGCTGAGCGCGACGGACAAGGCACTGCTGGAATCTTATGCAGAGCGCATCGTCATTCCCGACAATGACGAGAAGGGTTCCGATTATGCTGCAGCCTGGCAAGGCGCAAAGGTCATGGATATCACAAAGCTGTGGCCTGACTGCCCGCCTAAAGGTGATATCGCAGATTACTTTGCTGCCGGTGGCACAGCCGAAGCAATCGAAGCCTACGAGTGGCCTGTGGTGCTCTCTCTGGACAGAGAATTCTTTGAGGGGTGCGATAGGTTCAGCCTTATCGATGAGGCGCTTCTGGAGGCAATAGCGGCGCTCACAGAGCCGTCCAAGCGTCAGCAGGTGCTTTCCATGGCGAGGTTTCGCGCTGGGGAGCTGTGCTGCAAGAGGGAATTTGAGAGTTGCTGGAAGGCGTACCTGCAGCAGCAGGCAGCTAAGGGGATAAGGTCAGACAATCTGACCAAATTCCCGCAGCAGCTTTTTGCCTTGCGGTGTGGTAACTGGAACACATCAATTAATGGCGTGTATCGAGCGGTACAGGTCGGGACAGAATATAAAAACGAATACGCGAGTCCCATCCCCATCATGCCGACGGAGCTGCTGGTGAACGTGGAAGATGAAACGGAAAAAATCCGGCTTGCGTATTTTAAAAATGGCGGCTGGCAGAGCGTGGTGGTCCCGCGCTCTGTGCTGGCCAACAAAAACAAAATAATCCTGCTGGCAGATAATGGCGTTGAAGTCAACAGCGACAACGCCGGTCTGCTGGTTAAGTATCTGGCGGAGGTTATCGCCATGAACCCGGACATCCTGCCGCGGGTAAAGTCGATTGACCACATGGGATGGTCCGATGCAGGCTTTGTGCCGTATACCGATGAGGTCAAGTTGGACTGTGAGGACCAGTATAAATCTCTTGTGCAGGCAGTCTCCAGCAAGGGTACGCTGGAGGAATGGGCGGCATACGTCGCACCGCTCCGACAGAACCTCTATATGCGGCTGATCCTTGCGGCATCCTTTGCCAGCGTGCTGGTGGAGAAGGTAGCGGCGCTGCCATTCGTGTTGCATCTTTGGGGCGGCACCGGCAGCGGCAAGACCGTGGCCATGATGGTGGCTGCGTCTGTCTGGGGCAATCCCGCCATGGGCAAGCTGGTGCGGACCATGAATATGACGGTCAACTCTATGATGAGTACAGCGTCTATCCTGCGTAACCTGCCGTTTTTCGGTGACGAGCTGCAGACAATTAAGTCAAGATTTGAAAATTATGACACGCTGATCATGCGTGTCACTGAAGGTCTTGACCGCGGCAGGATGACCAATGCAACCTTCCAGCGGCAGAAGTCCTGGCTGAACAGCTTTGTTTTTACTGGTGAAGAGCCTTGCACGAAGAGTCAGTCCGGTGGCGGCGTGAAAAACCGTGTTATTGAGATTGAGTGCGACCAGCAAATAATCAACAATGGTAACGCTGTTGTGAATTTTATCACGCAGCACTTTGGCTGTGCAGGCAGGGCGTTTATTGAAGCTCTGGAAGGGAAGAATCTTGCGGCTGATTACAATGAGATTATGCGTCTGGTGCTGGAAGTAACAGATACGACCGAGAAGCAGGCCATGGCGATGGCTCTTATGCTGCAGGCGGATGCGATTGCGAGCAAGGCTATCTTTGGTACTCCAGGCGATGTGCTATCGCCTGAGGATATAGTTGGTTTTGTGAAGAGCAAGGCTGAAGTCGATGTTAGCGAGCGGGCGTTTAACCTTATTGTTGACGTCATCGGCGCCAATGCCGACAAATTCGATACTGAATTTCACGATTTTGCCGGATATGCCTATTGGGGCAGACGTAGAAACGATGGCGTAATCATGATCAACAAGACAATCCTTGAGGAAGAATTAGAAAAGAAAGGGTTTGACTATGCTGCTTTAAAGAAAAAATGGGCTGAAGCCGGTCATCTGCTGAAAACAAAACAAGGAAAATTTTTCGGGCTTTATACTTTGAATCATGTTAGAGCAAATTATGTGGCTCTTTATGTGAAATGTTAGCTAGGTTAGCTAAAGGTTAGCTAAAAAAATGGCTCAACCATGCGGCTTTTAAGACTTTAGCTAACCTAATAACCTAGCTAACCTAATATATATATACGTATGTAAGCTCTAATTTCCCAAAAATCCTAAGTTCTAAAGTAATAAAAAATATATAGGATACTCTTTCAGAAAAAGGTTAGCTAGGTTAGCTAAAATTCAAAAACCGCTCAACCATGCGGTTTCCAAGGCTTGAGAAGGTTATCTAAAAGGTTATCTAGCTAACCTAAAAGGTTCGCTAAACCGGAAAAGGAGGGAAACGATGTTATTTAAAATTTTGAGTACTATGTTACGTGACTTTATTGCAGGGCTGGTTATGGCGGTGGGGTGCTGCTGTATGATGGTGGCACAGGCTTTTGTTAAAGCTGCTGTTTGCTTCGCCAAGTTTGCCTGCAAGGTCAATGGGGTGAAATGTGATGTTAAGTAAAATCTGTCTGGTGTTTGCAGTGCTGATCAGCATTGTGTGGATAGTGAGCCTGACGGTGTTAGTTGCTTGCGGTGCTGTATGGGCGCTGCAGAAGTTAGGAGGAATGTAAATGTATATCAAAACGAAAAGCGGAGATTATGTAAACTCCAAGAATATCAGTGGCTTAAGAATCAAATGTTATGGTGGCGGTTTTAATGTCGTAGCAGAATGCATCGGTTATTGCGACGATCCTTGCTTCTATTCCAGTGCCAAGATAGAAGACGCGGAAGCGTATATTAACTTGCTGGCGAACCACCTGGATGAGGTAGAAGAAGCTGCAACCATGCAGTACCCGCGTTGCGCTATCCTCAAGGTGTCGGAGGCTACTGTTGATGCAATGCGTTATAGCTATCGCAATCGCCCGCTCCAAAACAAGCCACAGCATGCAGCCAGTAAGAACACTAAGCTGTCCGCAATGCTGACTGCACTGGTCGATGACTTTGCCGCGTCTGGTGATCCTGACAATCTCCTTAAAATCAACGCGTATATCCGCATGTATCTGCAGCAGGAGGCTAACCATGAATAAACAATATCTGATGTTGAATCTGGAGTCTGACACCTTTAAGGGCATGAAGGCCGATTTTGATGAGCTCCTGCAGCAGCTTCTGGAAAAGCTCTTTGCTGGCCGTATTGCTGATGGCTCTATCAGCATGAAGCTGTCTGTCAGCTTGACCGAAACCTATTCTGAGACAATGGGTAAGGACATTTCTGTACCGCTGTTCAAACATAAAACTACCGCCAATTACACGGAGAAGCTGGAGAATGCCGGTGCTGTCTCCCTGCCTAACACGTATCTGGAATACGACGAAGACCTCGGGGAGTTCGTCCTGAAGCCTTGCGGCAGTGAGCAGGACATGTTCGCAGAGCAGGAGGCTGATGAAGCGACTATCGATGTTAAAGCTATTCCGCAGGATTGCCACCGTCCCCTGCAGGTGCGTGATCCTATGTGCAATGACTGCGCTAATCGCGATACCAGCGCCTGCGACCATTGCGATGGCTGCGACAAGTGGGAGCCTACGGTAAAATGATACCGCTGCGTCCCTACCAGCAGGAGCTGGTGGATAATATCCGCAGGGCAATCGGTCAGGGGCGGCACAGCGTGTGTGCAGTGTTGGGCTGCGGCGGTGGCAAGAGCGTTATACAGGGCAACATCGCCGCCAGCGCCACAGCACGCGGTAACAGGGTACTGTTTGTTGTTCACCGCAAAGAGCTGTGCCAGCAGATTACCAATACTTTTGCTGCATGCGGCGTAGACTTCTCTCTCTGTACCGTAGGCATGGTGCAGACGGTCTGCCGCAGGCTGCCCAAAACGCCGGAACCGAAGCTGATCCTGGTCGACGAGGCACACCACATCCTGTCGCAGAGCTATCTGTCTATCCTGCAGCACTTTCCGGGAGCTATGGTCTTAGGCTTTACCGCTACCCCGCAAAGAATGAACGAGGGCGGTCTGGGAGCTGTCTTTGAAGAGCTCATCGAGTCAGTGTCGACCGAATGGCTCATCCAGAACCATTATCTGGCACCGTACAAATACTACGGCGTGCAGCTGGCGGATGCCAGCAAGCTGCATACTAAACGCGGCGACTACGACAAGGCTGAGATTGAAGCGCTTATGAATAAGCGTGCCATCTTTGGCAGTGCCGTCGAGAACTGGCTGCAGCTGGCAAAGGGCAAGCAGACAATAGTGTACTGCTCGTCTATCGCCACCAGCGAGGGCACAGCAGCCGCTTTCCGGGAGCAGGGCATCAATGCTATGCACCTTGATGGTACAACGCCGCAGGCGCAAAGACAGGCTGCCGTAGAGGGGTTCAGACGTGGCGAGGTTACGGTCCTTTGCAATGTTGATTTGTTTGGCGAGGGCTTTGACGTGCCTGACTGCGATTGCGTGGTGCTGATGCGGCCTACCAAGTCGCTCACACTGCACATCCAGCAGTCGATGAGGTCAATGCGTACTAATCCTAACAATCCGGACAAGGTCGCGCTGATCCTGGACCATGTTGGCAATTTCACCCGGCACGGTCTGCCGGATGATGTGAGGGAATGGTCTTTGGAATCCAAAGCCAAGAAGAAAAAGCAGGAGCTCAGCGTTAAGCAGTGCCCGAATTGCTTTGCCGTGGTCAAGTCAGCGGTCACCGAGTGCCCTCTCTGTCATTACGTATGGGAGAAGGAAGAGCGCGAAGGTCCGGAGGTCGTGGAGGACATCATCCTGCAGGAAGTCGCGCGCATGCCGTATAGTAAACACATCGAATGTAAGTCATGGGCACAGCTGGAGCTGTTCCGTGCTACGCACAAACGTGCTGATGGCAAGGTTTTTAAGTTTGCTTGGTCGCTGCACAAAGCGGTGCAGCTGGGGCTGGCAGTACCGGAACGGTACCGCAGTGCAGCTATCCGCCTGCTGCGTCAGGATGAATACAGGAGGTTAAAGTTTGAATAATAAATCTGAAGCTCAAATTATGAAGGAGATTGAGGTCGCTGTATCTTCCGCAGGGCACAAGATTTTCCGCGTCAATGTTGGCGAGGGCTATCTGTACCGCACACAGCCGACGCAGGCGACGCTTGACCTTGAGAACAAGCGTAGCCGCTGGTTTAAGAGCGGACCGCCGCAAGGCTACAGTGATTTGTCCGGTGTAGCGTATCCGTCAGGCAAGGCAATCTTTATCGAGTGCAAGACGGCAACCGGCAAGCCGACGCTTCAGCAGTGCGTGTTCCTGCTGGCGATGTTGGCAGCGGGTGCCAATGCCGGTATCGCACGCAGTTCCGAGGAGGCGTTGGCGATTTGTGAGATGACGGACAACCTGCGTCAGAAGATGGGGGAGTATATCCATGGCTGGTTGGTTAAGCTTAGGCAGCGTGGTAAGTGATCCGTGGGCTGATTGTGCCGACAGCGAGTTCTGGGGGCAGCTGCTACAAAGCGCTGCCCGCCATGATCACAAGCTGTATGTTAAGCTCATCGGCCTGCGCTTTGCCGGAGCAGAGCTGCTGCCTAGTGCACGCTTCGGCCTGCGCTTGGTCATGGCTAACGAGGCAACGGTGACTCAGCAGGATGCGAGGGAGCTGCTTGCTCCCCACTCTGAGCTGTTACTGAATTTATTTTTACACATAGGAGGTGGCGCAGGTGGACAACAAAAAACTGATACATGATACTGTTGTGGCAACGCTGGCTGCCTTAAATAGCCAGCCTAAGCCGCAGGACTGCTACAAAGCGACGGAAGCACGCTTGTACGCTTACCCGACGCTGATGGCGAACATCGAGCAGTACCAGCTTGATATCCGCGACCTGAAGGCGGAGCGTGTCACGGAAAAATCTAAAGACATTACCTGCTGGGGCGGCGCAAGTTCTCGCCTGACGCCCGAAGAGAAGCAGCAGGCACGCATTATGGCTGTAGAAGTTAAGCTGGCGCGTGATCAGGCGGAAGTTGCTAAAATCAACCGCATCCTTGACCGGCTGGAAATCAGCGAGGGTACAGACGCTGTTGATATCATCCGTCAGGCGTATTTTTTCTGCGTGCCTTTGGATGATATTGCGCTGCATGAAGGTGTGTCGCTCTCGACCATCCAGCGCAGGCGTACGCGCCTGGTGCGGCAGCTGGCGTTAATGTTATATGGAGCGGAGGCGTTGATGTAATGACAATTCTTTCACGTAAACGTATCTTACAAACGCAAATCACTTGCAAGACTAGCCGCATCTGCCCGCGTCAGCGGCAGTGGGCAAAACTTAGAGTGGTACAAAAATCCACGGTTCTGGGACCTAGCTTCCTTTCAAAATTAATCCGCAAGCACCGCGAAGTTTTATTACTTCGCAGTGCTCGTGGCTACTGTCAAGTTTTTGCTTATTGCGTAACGGAGGTGACGCCGATATTATGATTAATTTGTATCCTGTGATTGCTGAAAAATTGCATATCCCTGTTGGCAAGGAGTTTAAGCTTAAGCCTAAGCGTGGCGGAGTATATCCGGCGCAGTACCGTTTTATCGCTGATGATTTGGAGTATCGTCCGAGCCAGTGCTGCCATTGGTCAAGCGTTAGTAATCAGCCCATGCAGATGCGTATTTTTCTGGCTTTGCTGCGTGGCGGTGTGGAGGTTGTAGAGGAGTAAAGGCGTGGAGTGGAATGAAGAATTAGAGAAAAAACTGCAACGCCGTGGCGAAATCTGGCACGCGGAAAAACTTGCATCACGTCTTATATTCGACGGCCGCCGTGCTCTTGAACACTATACTGCAGATGAAATGCGTGCGAAATTTGAGCCTATAGCAAAGCAGTACAGAGAAAGCGGGCGCTTTATCAACTGTCTGGCATCTGATGCCTTGGTGATGTACTGCAAGGAGCAGGGCTATAAATGGGAGTGGTACCCACCTAGCCCGTTGGGAGAGTATTGGTTTGTGCTGCCGAAAGAGGATTTATTTTAGGAGGTGCTAAAAGATGAGTAAAAATATTCTCCCCGAAATTGCTAAGATGCTGGATGTGGAGATGTATGAAAAATTTAAAATTGAGGGCATGAGCTCTGACCTGGTTTTCCGAATCGGTGTAGACGGACTCGAAATGGAACGTTTTGACTATGCTGAGGATGACCGCATATGGGTGACTCTTGCTTCATGCAATTTTGTTGATTTGCTGACTGGTAAGGCAAAAATCGTCAAACTGCCATGGAAGCCGAAAGAAGGCGAGACCTATTGGACATTCATTCTTTATGATTCCGATATTAGGTTGGGTATTGAACCTCACGAGTGGCTTGACGACATATTTGACTTTGCACTTTTTAAAGCAGGATGGATATATCGTAGCTACGAGGAAGCCGAAGCGGCACTCCCTGCCGTAGCGAAGGCAATGAATATTGAATATAAAATTTAGGAGGATTATTATGACTGAACATAACGAATTTACATCGTTTATTGATGACGAGCTTGAACGCGTAGGTGATTTGTTCGCAGAAAAACAGCAGCAGTATTCTGCTGGTGCTGATCCGCTGTCAAACTTCCGCACTGGCGCGCTGCTGGAGCATCGTGATGGTAGCTACGAGAAGATGTACGAGGTTGCTAAGGGCTACCTGAATAAGCACATCGCTTTTCTCTATGACCATGGCATAGTTGACAAAACGGAGGAATCCTTGCGCGACATGGTGGTCTATGGTCTGATTATGTTGTACATGGTTAAAAAGAATCAGGAGCTTGCACAAGTGAAGGAGTGAGCTTGATGAGCAGTAAACGTAAACTTAAGCGCCGCAATCCTGCGCCGGTGGCAGGTTTTTAATACGAGCGCATGTGTCAGACGGTGTCTGAGCAGGCAATCTATCGCGTGCTGGCTGTCGCTGTTGATATCATCTGGAACAACTTTGGTGGCCTGCAACCCAAACATACACGTCTGAAATTCTTTGCAGAGACGTTCCGCGAACGTCTGGAAGTTGTTGACCAAGGATTTACGCCGTCGCAGCAGGCAGCCATGGATGAGCTGCAACGCCAGGCTGGTTCAGCGTGGTGTTTAATACTAAATAATTTAATGACCGCTCATCGTGTGGTGGGCGGTCTTATTTTCTTTAAAATTCACAAAGAGTTCACAAAGGCGTGAGAAAAAGCGGTGATTTTTATGGTATAATAAAAACCGTGGAGAAGTGTCGATAAAATTCGATTGAGAGTGATGCAATTTCTGATGGTACTCGAACATTCGATACTTTTTTGAGAGGAACTTTGGATGCGGTAGCTTATTGTTAGGTACTAGATTCCGGGTTCTTTTTTTGTGTATGGAGCGTCTGGCTTTTAGCCGGGCGCTTTTTTTATGCCCGGAAACCGTAACCCAAGGGACGAGACATCCCTTGTTAATCTCAAATCCTCAGCGGTAGTCCGGGCACCATTTAATGACTTGCAATTATTGATGGAGTGAGTTAATATGTTTACAAGGTATCTGCTGCTTGCAGCGCGTGTGTGGGATGGTTGGGATGAATCGAAACATCCGCGTAAGTCTAACGGGCAGTTTGGTGCTGGCGGTAGTGCTTCAAAATCACCGCTCAGGCGTGCGGCTGAGGTTGTAAAGCCGAAGCGCAAGAGTAGGAAATCTAGCAGGATTACATCAGCTGAACGTGAGCGTGTAACCCATGAAATAAGTACATGGTTCCATGGGCGGTTTGATGGTCAGGATGAAGGTTCTATTGCGGTGCGTAATTATCTTTACTTTTTTCACATTAACGAATATGGTGACTATAATATTTATGCTAAATTACCATTGAAATGAGGGTGGCAAAATGGAAGAAGAATTAAAAAAAGTGCTAAGATCAATGTCTGGCTATTATTATGATTTTGAGTTAGGCATCTTGTTATTGCTAGAAGATAATAACGAGGCTATGGCTGATACTATCGATTATATTAAAAATAATCCTGATGCTAACACTGGAGACGTTCTTAAGTATGCTCATCAGTTTGTTGAATTTGTATACGAGGATGCGTGAAGTTAGGATAGTTTACAATTTTGTAGGGGAAATCCGCTAATTCAAAAATATTTATCAAAAATATATTGAAAAATTCGTTTTTTAGATGTATAATAAAGCGTTAAAGGTTAGGAGAAAGATTATGGCTAAAAAGAAATATTATGCGGTTCAAGTCGGGAAAATTCCTGGGATATATGGCACATGGGATGAATGCAAAGCACAAACAGAAGGTGTTTCTGGCGCAAAATATAAATCTTTTCCATCGTTAGAAGAAGCTGAACGATATATGTGCGAAACCAATAACGATGGCTCAGATATAGAAGATACTACGACCCTTTCAAAGGATGATCTTAATTCTCAAGTCCAAAAAGCTATAGCAGCTTTGGATAAAAACGAGATTATCGCTTTTGTGGATGGCAGTTATGATGTGACACAAGAAAAATCTGCGTTTGGGTCGATTATTTTCAGTCATGATGGCAACCGGGATATCTTATACAAAGCATTTACAAAAGAATTAGGGGAGGAATTTATTTCCCTTAGAAATGTTGCTGCAGAATTAGAGGCCGTTAAAGAATCTATCAATTGGGCATTACAGTACAGCAAGTCCAAAATATCAATCTATTATGATTATGAAGGCATAGAGAAATGGGCAGATGGCCAGTGGAAGGCAAATAAAGCTATAACTAAAGAATATGTTCGCTTTATTCAAGAAAAACGTGCGCTTTTGCAAATCGAATTCATAAAAGTACCCGCACATTCAGGTGTTCAATTCAACGAAGAAGTTGATGTTATCGCTAAAAATGCATTGCTCGCCAAAGGACACAAGACATATAATGATGGATCTGTATATTTTGTGGGATATAGTGTACAGGATTGGCAAACAATAATTGAGTGCATTAATGATGAAAATGCAGGGTTGTCTGAAGTAGAAGAAATTTCACCACTTGTTTTGACCAAAGAAACTATCGGAACAAGAGAAAAAATTAAGGTTATCCAGGCAAATAATGCGGTTATTATTAACTGTTATAAGAATTCGAAGTCTTATGTGCAAGGAAAGCAAACAGTATTGTTCCAAAAAATTATTTCAACTGCAATTGGGCTACTTGGGAACAAGCAAACTGTAATCGAAACATTAAACAACTATCATGCACTAACACTAACAGCGAATGAAGTAGAAACAAGGTTTGAGCAAATGCTATCCAATTATAGGCATGAATCTCAAAAACATTATGCAAATCTTTTATCTGCAATTTATAATACAATGCTTACAGGTTATATGCCAGATTATACCTGTTTAGTGACGCCCATATTTAGAGCCTATGAATATTATCTTCACAAAATTCTTGGAGAAATTATGGGGTTGGACACTGAAACGGATAAAGGTGCTAACAATTTCTCTTTCTTCACGAAAAATGCTGCGGGGTTATATGAATGTAATAGCCGAAGTAAAAGCGCACTGTCTGATCAACAATTAAATTATTTGAATAATTTGTACACCAAATACAATAGTGTCAGACATCCATACTCGCATTGGTCAGCCAGTGATGTTGACACTGCGGTCATTACCAGCATTGACGAAGCACGAAACTTATTAAATGATGGTATAGTACTCGTGAATCAGTATTATACTTTGTTTTGATATCATATAAATGGTTTGGAAGGAGGTATCGTAATGGAGAAAGTTGTTTATAACCCGATTATGGATAAAAATTATATTGGCATTCTCACTGTTTTGGATTACGAAACCTCTGTGCGCAAGTGCTTATCAAGTATTTTGGTGGGTACACAGAATAGGATTGAGCGAAAAGTCATAGTTGATTTGGCTTTGAAGGTGGGCGTAAATGAGTACAGATTCGTTGTATATGATATAACCGATGATGGGAAAATTTTATGGAATAGTAGTAAGTATGTCACTCCCTGCGAAGATATAGTAAAGCTTGCAAATTCTTTTATACGACAAAAAAGTGATATCCTTGCAAATTCTATGTTGTCCAATGCTACTCAAGCTATATTGTTAAAAAGTTGAGAACCAAGCTTTTGAACATCATATTTAATACCTCTTCTCATAACGAGAAGGGGTATTTTTTTACCTATTTTGAATTCATCACTTGACATTGTGGCAAAGAGGAGGCTGATGCCAATGAAGACGTACAAGTTTAACAACCTAGACAAATTTGAAAGACTTGTAAAAACAGCAAAGCACCAAGCTCAGGCGCTGGAAGGCGTTCTCTCTGAATTAAAGAACTTCCGGTTTGAGATGGTGCTTGTTGATTTACCTGATTATCCTACTCAGATAGTTTCTGCAGAGGCTGCCAAGCTGAAACCAGCAGATAATCTTGTTGAGGACAATGCATTCCTGAAAACTCAGGCTCAGTAAGCATGCCACATTTTGTATTGATAATTTGTTTTGTTTCTGTATCGTAGTAAATGTAAAATGGAATTTCAAAGCCGTTGTGCTTGCAGGTGACTGTGTGTATGCTGACATATCTTGTGGACATTAAATCACCTCGGTTCTGTATTTTTAATAATAACATATTTTGAATTTTGCGTAGCTGGATTTTTTCTAGTTACGCTTTTTTATTTTATAAGAATAGAGGTGGTGTATATGAATGCCTAAAGGGGATAATCCAAATAGCAGAGCTAATTTGGTGAAAGGAAAACCATTTAACGAGGAAAGAGCGAGGATAGCTGCTCAAAAATCCGTGGAGAAGCGTCGCAAACTCCGTACCTTCCGTGAGCTTGACGAAGACTTTACCAGTGATAAAGAGCGCCTGGATATGCTTGAAGCACTTAAAGCAAAGGCTAAGCGGGGGAATGTTAAGGCGTTTGAAGTATATCGTGACACCATGGGAATGAATCCTAAAGAGTCTGGCGGACAGATTCAATATGAGGATGATGGCTTTACCGACGCAATCAAACGCAGTGCAAAGGATGTGTGGAAATAATGGGCATCGTTGGCAGGCTGCGTAGTATTATCAAACCTGTTATCAAGTTCTATGAGTTCAGTAAAAAACAAATGCAAATCTTGACGTGGTGGTGTGAAGATTCTCCCTACCACGATTACAATGGCATCATAGCTGACGGCTCCATCCGTGCTGGTAAAACGGTAGCGATGGCCGTCTCTTTTGTCATTTGGGCTATGGACAGCTACGATGGCCAGAACTTTGCTATGTGCGGTAAAACCGTAGGCAGCTTCCGGCGTAACGTCTGGAAATGGCTCAAGCCTGTATTGCTGGTGCGTGGCTATCAGGTGGAAGAATCACGCACGGAGAACCTTATCGTGATAGCTCGCAAGCAAGGCAGTACGATGAAGCTGAATTACTTCTACGTGTTCGGTGGTCGTGACGAATCCTCGCAGGACCTTATTCAAGGTATTACTTTGGCTGGTCTGTTTTGCGATGAGGTCGCGCTCATGCCGGAGTCATTCGTCAACCAGGCATCCGGCCGCTGCTCTGTTCCGGGCGCTAAGCTGTGGTTTAACTGTAACCCGGACAGCCCGATGCATTGGTTCCTGCTGCGCTGGATCGAGAAGTGCGACGAGAAGCGCTTGCTGCATATCCACTTCTTGATGGACGACAATCCGTCGCTATCCGACGAGGTGCGTGAACGTTACCGGACGATGTATTCCGGTGTGTTCTATCGCCGCTTCATTTTAGGCGAGTGGGTAATGGCGCAGGGCGCTATCTACCGTGATGCGTGGAGTGATGAGCTGCTCTTTGGTGATGATCAGCTGGAGTATCTGCTTAAAAATCTGCACATCATGCGCCGCTCCATTACGATTGACTATGGCACCGTGAACCCGATGGTGTATCTGGACGTGCTTGATGATGGGCGCGACCTGTGGTTCATCCGCGAGTATTATTGGGACAGCCGCGCCGAGGAAAAGGAGAAGGACAACAGCCAATACGCCGACGACCTGCTTGAGTTCGTCCGTGGCGTGGAGCTGTGGCCGACAAATGTGGTTATTGATCCATCTGCAGCAAGCTTTAAAATTGAGCTGCGAAACCGTGGCTTGCGTGCGAAGGAGACGGTGGAAACAATCAACGCTGACAATGATGTCATTGAGGGCATCCGCAAGGTAAACACGCTGCTAACCCGTCGCCGCATCCATTTTTATTGTGGTTTAGTGCACACGCTGAAGGAGATGCAGTCCTATTGTTGGGACGACAAGGCTCTGCAGCAGTCCGGCAAGGAGAAACCTATTAAAGTAGCTGACCATGCGCCTGATGCGGTGCGCTACTATGTATCAACAGTCATCAGGCCAAGGAGGATAGCAAATGTCTAAAAGAAAACGCAGGCGCGCCCTGGACAAAGCTCCTGAGCCGCAGCCAATACGCAGCAGGGCACTCGACGCCTTTAGCAACGTGCTGGCTCGCTTGGGAGCAGGCACTCCGAACCTGCTGGAAGGCACGGAGTACAGTCTGCAGCGCATGTCGCGTGATTTTAATACTTTAAATGCTCTCTATCGCGAGAGCTGGATTGTCCGTCGCATCATCGACGTTATCCCGGCGGACATGCTCAAAAACTGGATAACGATTACCAGCGGCCTGGACCCCGATGTAGAGAAGCGGCTCAGTCTTACTCTACGCCGCACTCAGCTCATAGATAAGCTGAAGCGCGGCATGCAGTGGGGCAGGCTCTATGGTGGTGCGTTAGGCGTGATGCTGGTCAAGCACCAAGGCTACGACCTTAGTCAGGCGCTGCAGCTTGACTGGATAATGCCAGGCGATTTCGCAGGGCTGCTCATTTTCGACCGGTGGAACGGAGTTAACCCATCCAGCGAACTCATCGAAGATATTAGTGATCCTGATTATGGTTATCCGAAATATTACACTGTGACTGATCCTGCCGGTGGTGGCTCTGTAAATATTCATCATAGCAGGGTAATTCGCTTCACTGGCAATACGCTTCCGTTCTGGGAGGAAATCGCAGAGATGCAGTGGGGAGCTTCTGTCGTTGAGTCAATTTTTGATGAGCTGCGTAAGCGTGACAATGTGAGCTGGAACATTGCGCAGTTGACCTTCATGGCGAATATCCGCGTGCTTAAAATGCAGGACTTAGGTCAGCTTCTGGCGGCAACGGACAACGAGTCGCAGGCTGAGCTGCTGCGAACGCTGGAAGCGCAGAACATGCTGCTGAACAATATGGGCATGCAGGTTATGGATGCTGCAGATGGTCTGGAAACACATCAGTATACTTTCGGCGGTCTTGCTGATTGCTATCAGCAGTTTATTATGGACATCAGCGGCGCTGCTGAAATTCCAGTGACGCGGCTGTTTGGACGCTCTCCCTCTGGCCTTAATGCTACGGGCGAGAGTGACCTGCAGAACTACTATGACATGATAGCCGAGAAGCAGGAGTCTTATCTGCGGCCTATCCTGAACAAAGTGCTCCCGCCGTTCATTATCTCGACGCTAGGCAGCCTGCCGGACGACTTTGACTTTGAATTTGATCCGGTTGCAGAACCTACGGACAAAGAGCGCGCCGACCTTGCCAAGTGTGGCACAGATAACGTTGTAGCTGCTTACAATGCCGGGCTTATCTCTCAGCGCACTGCCCTGAAGGAGCTGAAGCAGCAGAGCGAGCGCACCGGTGTCTGGACCAACATTACCGATGAGGACATCGAGCGTGCGTCCGACTCCGTGGAGCCGCCTGGCGAGATGGGTGGTATGTTTGGCGACATGGGCGGTGGCGAGGCTGCTGGTGCTGTTGGCAGCGAAGAATCACTACAGCAGGCACGTGCTCCCGTCAGGCAAGGAGTAGGGGATTCGGAGTGGGAGGAATCGGAGCATCCAAGGGATAAAGATGGAAAGTTTTCGTCTGCTGGCGGAAATAGCGACTTGAATTCTAGCGTCGAAGATGTTAAGATTAAATTAGCAAAAGCGAAGAAGTACCCTGAATTGACTAGGCAGTTGCAAAGTTTAGGACTTGCTTCTCCGCGTGATGAAGCTATGGAGCCGGTAAGAATTCAAATTGTCGACCCGGGCATTCATGGTACGGAACAGCTAAAAAGTCGTGGAGTTACGTTAGATGAAGCGCAGTCTTTCGTCGACAATGCTTTTATTATGTTTAAGCAATCAAGTGACAAGTATTTGTTTATATCTGATGACGGCTCATCTGTTGTGATTGAGAACGGTAGATTATCTACAGTTTATCCAAGATGGAAATACGACCCTAGGCAATTAAAAAAAATCGAGGTGATTAAAGAATGGATGCAGAAAATGAAATGATGGTATATTGCCCAATTTTGAAAAAAGAAATATACGATGGACATTGCTACGACATTGTTCACTGTGGCTATGGTGAGTACAAAAAGGATTTGTGTCCTGAAATCACCGATTGGAATGCCGCAATTGCAACTTGTGCAAAATGTGGCAAGAACTAGGTGTTTCCTATGGGCGATTTTAACACAATCTACAAAATCCTTGCCGCACTCAAAGCGTCGATGGACTATGACGAGTTTGACTGCAGGCTGATTTCAGCAGAGCGACTGAACGTATCCGACCCGAGAAGGCGCGAGCTATTGCGTATGCTTTCGCAGGCTGGGTACATTACCGGAATTGCTTTCGATGAAAGCGCAGCTGGTGATGTTATGATGAGCATCGGTCGTCTGAGATTAACATTAAAAGGTCTTGAGTATCTCGAAGAAAACAGCCTGATGAAAAGGGCATATCGTGCCGCCAAGGGTATCAAGGAATTAATTCCTTAAGCGTAGTTAGAAGTTTTCTAGCTGCGCTTTTTTTGTTGGAGTAATAACATGAAAAAATTTAAAATGCCGCGAGTCATTGAGCGTTCTTATGCCAGCGCCATTGACCGCCTGATGCAAGGACTGAAGCGTGAGTTATCTCACGTTGCCAGTCCTTTTTTTATTGCTGACATAATGCGTCGGCTGGCACGTTCTCCGACTTTTATCCAAGCCTGCGACCAAATCGCACGCTTGATGGCCACGCATCTGTTCCGCAATGGGCATAAGACGTGGCGTGCTGCAGCAGCTGAGGGCAGTAAGGGGCGAATCATCCGCACCGCTCTACAGCGCGAGCTTGCCTCACCACGCGTCGCGAAAGTGTACGAGGGTATAATCAGTCGCAACGCTGAATTAATCCGCTCTATGCCGCTCACGCTGGCTGACAGGGTGGCTCATAAGGTTGCTAAAGGTTATGAGCAAGGCTTGCGACCGGAGGCGATGATAGACGATATCCTCAAGGAGTACCCGCACATGACCGAAGCTCATGCAAGGCTCATCGCACGCACGGAAACCTCTAAAGCCAGCACTGCTCTGACGCAGGTGCGTGCTGCTGAGGCAGGGCTTGATTGGTACGTCTGGCGTACAAGCGAGGACTCTCGTGTCCGTTCTGCTCATATGGATGGCGTGATTATTCCTTGGAACGAAGCTCCGGCGCCGGAGTTACTCAACCATGAGAAGTCGCAAGGGTACTACCATGCGGGAAACATTTATAATTGCCGCTGTTATCCTGAACCGCTTATCAGGTTTGACCAGGTGGCGTGGCCTGCAAAGGTGTACCGCAACGGTAAAATCGAGCGCATGGGCATAAAACAATTTAAGAAATTATTACCTGGAGGTGAGCTATGAGCAAGGCATATTTTGGCTCACGAATCTCCGACCACATCCTCAAAACGCCGGAAGGCTTCCTGATCTGCAAGGATGTTCCGATTGCTCGTACAGGTACACAGCAGTATCGAGGCTGCGAGTTCGGCGGTCCGGTCGCTGATGGCATTTATAATGTCCAGCGCCCTGAAGCTGAAGTCTTTGACCGTGCTGCCGTGGCAAGTTTTGAGGGGAAGCCTGTATGCGATGAGCATCCGGAGGAAGATGTAACCCCTGATAATTATGGGCGGTACATGAAAGGCGTGTGCCGTGATGTGCGTCGGGGCGATGGCGACTTGAGTAATTGCCTGGTTGCTGATTTAGTTATTTATGACGCTGACCTTATCAATAAGATTGAGGCCGGCAAACGCGAGATATCTTGCGGTTATGACTGCTTGTGGAATCCGACGAGTGACTCCAGCTATGACCAGCTGGAAATCCGCGGTAACCATGTAGCAGTTGTTGATAGAGGCAGGGCGGGGCACAAGGTTGCTATCCGTGACACTGCCGACGATGAAAAAGGAGGTAAAAAAATGTCTAAATCTTTGATTGGACGTATCCTGCGAGCGCTGGCTCGCGACGAATCTACTACACCGGAGGACATGGAGGCTGCTGCAAAGCTTGCAGGTAGCTCTGACGCTGAACCGCGTCCTCAGCCTGCGCCTGCTGCTCCAGCAGCTCCGGCAGCTCCAGCAACACCTGCGCCTGCTGCTATGCCGCAGCCTGAAAATAAACCTGCAGCAATGGATGAGGCTACTGAGGCGCGTTTCAAGAAAATTGAGGACGCGCTGGAAGCTATCAGCTCTAAGCTGAATCCTGCGCAGCCTGCTGCTGAACCTAAAAAGGACGCTCTTGATGCTCTGGAGGAAGAGCTCCAAAACAAAGCACCTGCTGCTGCTCCTGCTCCTGCTGGTGACGAGGACGATGTAATCGAACCGCCTGAAGATATTAATGCGCAGGATGCAGCGCCGGAAGAAGATGTTGAGGGTGAATGTGCTCCCAACGCCAAAGAAGCACGTGATGCAGCTATGGCTTTAATCAAAAATTTGAAGCCTGCAGTAGCAGCCATTCCAAATGAGGCACAGCGCAAACGTGCGGCCGACTCTCTGGCTATCCTCATCAAAGGCTCTATGCAGCAGGATGCTCAATATGGCGAGCTGATGCAGATGCGTCGTCGTAACGCTGCGAAAGACAGCCAGCCTGATGATTACGATCTGGGACGTGAAATTGCAAAAAAATATAATCCCCATTATAAAAATCGCTAAGGAGGCAAAATGATATGAGTGGTAAAGCAATTGGTATCTCTATGAATTTTGGCTATCCCGGTAACTACGCCCGCACTCCGGACGATATCGTGGCCAGCCGTCTGTTAAACGAGGAAAGCGAAGCTATCCCATTTGGTGCTGCCGTCTGCATTAAAGATGACAACACTTATGAAGCTGTAGGTGCTGCAACTACCGCTGCTAATGTCGCTGGCATTGCGCTGCGTGTTGTTAAGCAGTCAGTTTCTTATGCAGAGCAAAATAAAACCGAGTATCAGCCCGGTCAGTATATGTCTGTCCTGGAACGCGGCGCTGCTACTGTTGTATGTAATGTTGGCACTCCGAAAGCTAACGGTAAAGTTTATGTGCGCGTTAAAGCTAATACTTCTATCGCTAACGGCGTTGTTGGCGGCTTTGAAGCTGCAGCTGACAGCACTAACACCATTGAAATTCCGAATATGCGCTGGACTAGCGGCGCAATGGATGCGAATCGTGTCTGCGAAGTTACTCTGCTGACTCGTGCTTCTGCGTAATATAAGGAGGTATAAATAATATGGCAACTGGAAAATTTGGCTTTTATAGCCCGGACGCTGGTATGCGTAATCTGGGTAATTTGGCCATGCAGAATGGTGGTCGTAAAAGATTCCGCGGCTCTGCATGGGATGCTGCTGCCAGCTCTGGCATGGCGTACATTACAGGCGAACTCGAAAAGGTTGATCCTAAGCTGCGCGAACCGCTGACCAGCGTAACCTGGCAGCGCGATATTGTCGCCAAGACTGGCGGCGGCTGGGTAGAATTCACTTCTACTTTTGATGTTGACTATGCTACTTCTGGCGCAAACGCTAACAGTATCACTGCTCCCGGTGCTACTACTATCCCTGTAATGCAGGTCAACACTAGCAAGAACATGTTCAAAGTATCCACCTGGATGCACGCTATGCAGGTTCCGTTCATTGACCAGGCAAAGATGAAGCAGATTGGCCGTAATCTGGAAGATTTGCTGGATAAGGGCGTTAAACTCAACTACAACAAAACTCTTGACCTCAATGTCTACAACGGCTTCAAGGAGGCAGGTACTACTGGCTTGCTGAATGACCCGAATGTTGTTACCTACACTGTTGGTAATGGCAAGGCTGGCACTGCTACGTGGAATACTAAAACCGCAGATGAGATCTTACATGACATCAACAATGCGCTGGTTGATGCATGGGCTGCGTCTGAATACGACATGAAGGGCATGCCGAATCATATCCTGATTCCGCCTAAGCAGTATGCGTACATCACTATGCAGAAGGTTTCCGATGCTGGTAACATCTCCATCATGGAGTATTTGATGCAAAACAATATTGCTAAAGAGCAGGGCGGCTCTATCACCATTGAGCCTTGCCGTTGGTGCATCAAGGCCGGCACCGGTCAAAAAGACCTCATGATGGTTTACGTCAACGACGAGGACATGGTTAACTTCGATTTGACTGTGCCTATCACTCGCGCGTATACTCAACCGTCTGTTGAGCGTGCCGCCATCCTGACTTTGTTTGCAGCGCAAATCGGCCAGGTTAAATTCATGTATTACCAACCTGTCGCATACCACATCGGTATCTGATTAGGCAATATTCTAGCCAGGCGTTTATCGTCTGGCTTTTTTATTTGAGGAGGACAATCAATGGTTATTTTAACTAAAAAACGCTTTGGCTTTGTTAAGCAGGACGGAACTGAACGCATTGATGCGGAACGATTTTTGACTAAGGGTGGCATGGAAATTGAGGATGCTCCCGATTGGATTGCAACTGATCCGCTGTATGCGCTGGCTGTTGAGTCTGGCGACCTTGTGCCGGTCAATGGTAAAACTCCGAAGGCTGAGGCAGAAGCTGTTGCCAAAGCCAAGAAACTCACCAAAGCGGAGGGTGAAAGCGAATAAGGAGGGGCATTATGTACCATCCGTTGATTGCGCAGGCGAGCAATATCAAAACGCAGGAGAATCCTGTTTATCATAAAGAGGACTTTTTGACGTTTTATCCGCAGTTTACTGACAAACTGCCGGCTGTGGTGCTGGAAAGCTTTTTGCAGCTTGGGCAGGATTGTGTATCTAAGCAGCGCTACGGCAAGATGTGGCAGCACTGCATCGGCCTGTTCGTAGCTCATATGTGTACGTTGTATTTGCAAAGCGCTGCTGATGCAGAATCGCCTGCTACAGATGTCCTTGCCGCAGCTCAGGCCGCTGGTGTGGTTACGAGTGAGTCCGCTGATGGCGTGTCTTATTCCATGGATACGTCCGCGCTTTCACAGGACCTTGCTGGTTGGGCTGCTTTTCGTTTGACCGCGTTTGGCGTGCAGTTTGCTACCTTAGCTCGACTTGTGGGCAAGGGAGGCATGTATGTATGGTGAGCGTAAAAACTTCCCATAGAACGGTCAGCGGCGGCCTACAGGGGCTTATGGACAGAGTACAAGCTTTGAACCGTGTTAATAAGCTCTACGTTGGTATCCCACAGGAGAAAACTTCTCGTGGCGATGAGCCTATCAATAATGCGAGCCTGCTGTACATCCATACGCATGGCATCCGGCGCAAGTCCATGCGTGAGGAAATGCAGGGCTATATGGATCAGGGCATGGAGTACAGCCTGGCTTATCAGTTGTATGTCCAAACACACGGTTCGCCGCTATGGCACGCTCCGCCACGTCCTGTGATTGAACCGGCTATCGCCAAGCACCATCGCGAAATTGCAGAAGAATACGCTAAGGCTGTAAAGGCTGCTATGACTGGCGATGGAAGCAGGGCTGATGCTTTTATTAAACGCACAGGCCTGTTGGCGCAGAACATCTGCCGCAAATGGTTTACGGATGCCGAGAATGGCTGGCCGCCCAACTCCCCGAAAACCATAGATAAAAAGACCAAAGGCAAGGGCGGCAAAACTAATCCGCTGATTGATACCGGTGCCTTGCGTAAGGCTATTGTTTATGTGGTAAGGAGTGATTGACGTGGTTAATATTGGCAGAGTGGTGCGCAGCAAGCGTTTAGGCTGCCAGCGCATTACTGTCAAACGCTACGCTGCGAGCTGGCACGATGGAGCTTATGGTCGGGATGCAGACAATCCTATTGTGCTGCAGGTGGCAGCGATTGTCACCGTTGCCCAGCCTAAAGATTTGCAGTTATTGCCTGAAGGTGACCGCGTCACCGGGGCAATGAAATTTTTGACGAACGTGGAGCTGCACGCGACCAATGGCGAAGCTATCAGCGATGAGCTGGAATGGCGCGGAGCACGCTACAAAATCCTCACTGTTACGCCTGATATTGATTATGGATTTTACCGCTCTATCGGGACGCGATTGGACGGTGATGGAGTTGGTTAAAAATATTGCTGAATTTGAATCTTTAATGTGGGCGGAGCTGATGGACATCCTCGGGCATGATGCTAAGACAATACCGCCGCCTGTACGCCGCTCCTGGCCAACGGACGGAGGCCCCGACTGGAAGCTTACAGACAACGTGGTCTTTATGCAGTGTACCGAGGCGGCCGAGGACATCATGCAGCCGATTGATGAGCGTTGGCAGTCTGAAGGACGTGATTTTTTGCGTGAGAGTGCAAGCACACGTACCATCCAGCTACGCCTGAATTCTTACGGTCCTGCCTGCTATGAATCGCTGCTTAAGCTACGCCTTGAGCTGCTGCTTGGCCGACCGAAGCTCAAAAAACAAAAAATTTATATTATTCCCGGCAAGGATTCCATCCAATATGCGCCTGAATTATTTCAGGGGCGTTGGTGGAAGCGCGCCGATTTGACTTTATATTTTAATGTACTGATCAGCGTTGAATCTATCGTGAAAGCAATTGAAGAAGTCAACGTTACGATTAAAGCAAACGAGCCTGGTACGAGTGATGTTATCCTTGAGCCAGGTGAAATTATTATTAAGAAAGGGTGATTTAGTTGGCTTATAAATTGGACTTATCTCCGATTGTCGACGTGGTTATCAACCTGTCTGCTAAGGCTGCTGCTCGCAAGGGCTTTAACCTTGGCCTGATTATTGGCAAGTCTGAGGTTATTCCGGCGAATGAAAGGGTACGTATTTATACAAGCGCTGCTCAAATGCTGACTGACGGGTTTGTGGAAACGTCTGCAGAATATAAGGCTGCTCAGCTTTATTTTGCTGCTACGACCAGCCCTCGCAAGCTGGCGGTGGGCGTAAAGCTGGTAGCAGACGAGAACTTAACTGCTACGCTGGAGGCTTGCCGTGCTGCTAACTCTCAGTGGTGGCCATTTACTTATCTGGGTGCTAAAGACGTGGATATCAAAGATTGTGCTGCATGGTGCGAGAACGCTGTGCCTGACAGCGTGTATATGTATACTACTGCTGATGAAAGTGTACTTGATGCATCTGGTGATGCGAAGAGCATTTTTAAGGCTTTGCAGGATAAAAACTACCGTCGCAGCTTTGGTCAGTATTGTGGTGACACGGATACTCCCGATGCTGTTGCAGCTACTATGGGCTACGCGATGGGCGCTAACCGTGGTCTTGCCGGTGATGCGTTTACGCTGGCGTATAAAACTCTGCCCGGCGTAAAAACAGATGACCTGTCTGAATCTCAGGTAACCCATGTGTGTGGTAGCTCTGAATCTACAGGCCATAACGGTAATGTATATATTACCCGTGGCGAGGAATACGATGTTTTGCAGCAGGGCTATATGGCTGATGGCACGAGCTTTGATGAAGTGCTGTATCTTGATATGCTGCGTAATGACATTACTCTTAATGTCATGGACCTGCTGTATCAGCGCCGCAAATTGCCGCAGACTGAAGCTGGCGTTACCAGCATTATTAATGTTATCAATGATGCTTGCCGTAAATATGTAAAGTTAGGCTTTATCGCTCCGGGCAAGTGGAACGGTGCCGAGTGCCTGAATCTGCAGACAGGTGATTACCTACCTGATGGCTATCTGGTGCAGAGCGAGCCTCTTGACGAGCAGTCTCAGGCTGACCGTGACAAACGCAAGGCTCCACCGATTTATGTCTGCTGCAAACTGGCTGGTTCAATTGAATTTATTACCATCCAGGTTAATGTTAACCGCTAAGGAGGCTATCTGAATGGAATTAACTACTTACAGTTTTGCTGATCTGGCTGGCTCTATTAATCATCCGACGTTTGGCTCTTACCTGTTTGATGGTACTGGCGTTGGTTCTGTAACTGTTGCTAAAGCCACCGACCGCACTGCTCATGATATTGCTGCAGATGGCTCTGTAATGGTATCTAAGATTGCGGGCAATAATGGCACCGTAACCATTGAATGTCAACAGACCTCTGCTATCCATAAATGGCTGAGCGCCTGGTTTAACGCGCTGTGGCAACTGCCGACAAGTGAATGGGCCAGCACCAGCATGACGCTGCGTAATACCGCGACAGGTACACGCCATATTATTTCCGGTATCTCTCCCCAAAAAGAGCCGGATACTCCGTACCAGAGCCAAGGCCAGCGTGTGTCTTGGACGCTGATGTGTGCTGAGATTACTAATCTGCCGATTTAATTTAGGAGGATGCTATGCTTAAACAAAAGACTCAAATTGTTGAGGTGGCTGGTAAATCCTATCAGCTCACTAAAATGGATGCTCGCACAGGCAGCTATGTTGCTTTTAAGGTTGCGGGCGTGCTGGCGCCGTCTGGCGGTAAAGCAGCCGAGATGGCTGCTGCTCTCATGGGTATGCCACGTAAGGATTTTGATGAGCTGCAATCCCTGCTGCTGCGCACTGTTAATCGTTTGATTGATAACGGTAATGGCCAGCAGTTGCCTGAACCTGTCCTGACGGCTAAGGGAGATTTTGTTGATGAGGCTCTGAAGTATGATGCTGCCGGAGTTATCCAGCTGACTGTTCATGCGCTGATTTTTAACGTCGGAGGTTTTTTCGCCGCAGCCGGGTTGAATCTCCCGGCAGAATTGACGGGCAAACCTACGAGCCGATGAGTTATCCGACGCTTGATGCTTTCGCTTTTGCTCCTGTTGCTGCAGGGCTTTGGCGGCAGCACGAGCTGAGTGATGGCACGTATGATTTTGATGATTTGCTGGACGCTCACGAACTGTTGGCGGTCAAGGCAGAAAACGCACGGCGGATGCAGGAAGCCATGAGAAAGGAGTAGGCTGATGAGCAATATATTAGAAGAATATCTTGTCCGCATCGGTGCAGAAGTCGACAAGGACGCTTTTGCCGGAGCTGCGAAAGCTATCAATAATCTATCCGGTATGCTCGGGAAATTAGGCTCTATCCTTAAATATGGCGGTATTTTTGTAGGCCTTGCTAAAGTTACGGAAGCTGTCATTGATAACATTAAGGCTGTTGCCAGCGCAGATTTGGAATACCAAAAGCTGGCGCAGTCAATGTGGGTGACAAAAGACACAGCTAAAACCTTGAGTGTGGTCCTGAAAACCATGGGCGCGTCGCAGGAAGATGTGGCGTGGGTGCCGGAGCTGCGTGAGCAGTTTTTCCGTCTGCGTCAGGAGATGGCAGAGCTGTCTACTCCTGCAGATGCTGACGGACAGTTAGCCTGGATCCGTGAGATTGGTTATGACGTGCAAAGTCTGCAGCTCAAATTAAAAATGTTTAAGGAATGGGTGGTCTATTACCTTATCAAAGAGCTGCAGCCCTACATCAAAGAGTTTCAGGAGTTTATCCGCTGGCTCAATGCTAAATTTGGCAAAAGCTTGCCTGCACTGGCGCGTAAGGTAGCCAGCGTGTTGGCGAGTGTGGTGCGTGTAGCCATGTCGCTGGTTAAGGCTCTAAAATGGCTATTTGAAGGCATTTATAATTTTATTGACGCGCTGCCAAGTAAAACAAAGGCTTTAGTAGCTGTGTTTGCTGTTGTTGGTGCTGCCATCATGGCAGGGCCGTTTGGCCTGATGATGATGGCCATCGGCACTGCCCTCATCATGCTGGAGGACTTCTTTGGTTATCTTGAGGGACGCGAGAGCAGCAATACTTTGAAACCGCTCTGGAAATGGCTTACGGATGAGAATAATCCGCTGCGTCGTCTTATTGAAAAGCTTAAGGAAGGCATTGCTTTTATCCTTGAGAAGCTTACGGAGCTGTTTGAAAAAGTTTTTACGGAAGAACGGCAGGAAAAGCTCAAAAAGACTGTCGCTACCATTGCTAAGGGCGTTGCCGAAATGGCAGAAGGCCTGGCTACGATTGTCGAGAGTATTTTTGGCAAGAAGTATCCTGTTGTGAAGAAATTCTGGGACTTCTTTCTGACTGCCGTTGGTAAAGTTGTAGATAAGGTGCTCACGCTGACCAATAGTATGGGACATCTTATGCGTGCTTTGGGTAAGGCTATGCAGGGCGATTTTAAGGGAGCGCGTGAGGAATTCATCAATGCGGCCGCTGATGAAAATGCAACAGGCGAGCGCTCTAAATATATCCAGCAAAAGCTTATGTCGATGGGCTTTACTGCTTCTGCTGCCGCTGGTGTTGTAGGCAACCTTGTCCAGGAATCTGGTTTGCGCACGGATGCTATCGGTGATAATGGCACATCCGGTGGTTTGGCTCAATGGCACAATGAACGCTTAGATGCTCTTAAGCGTTTTGCTGCTGCGCGTGGTAAAAAGTGGACTGACCTTGACACGCAGATTGAATTTTTGGCAGAAGAAATGCGCACGTCCTACGCTGATACTTATGCTAAAATGCAAAGCGCTGAATTGCCGGAGATAGCCGGGCAGATCATGACGGACGAATATGAAATCCCTGATCCTGCATCTGCTAATTATGCTCAACGTCAAGCTAATGCTCGTGCTGCCTATGAAGCTATGCAGTCTGCCAATAAACAAACTTCTGCTGATGCATCTCACGGAGGTGCTGGCAGTTCATATGACAGCCTTGTATCGCCTACGAGCTATGCTGCAGGTTTTGCCGCTGGTGGTACTGCCGGTCTTATGCCAATGGCGAACAGTACGGCAAATTATAACGGTGGAGTTGTAAATGTTGGCGGTATTGTGGTTAATTGTGGGAACGTAAGTGATCCTCAGGGCGTGGCTAAGGCTGTGGAAGGAACAATGGAAGATTTTGCCCAGCGTCTGGCAGCGCATAACGGAGGGACGGTGTTTGTATGATTGATTTACCCAAAATCTCTTTGCAAAAGGAACTTCCGGGGGTGCTCAAAAGCACAGGAGTGAGTACAGGTACAGTGAATACGCTGAGCGGATTGTATGCTGCAGGCTCACTTGTGTCAAAGGTGTTTGCTGTCGGCAAAAGCATTGCTTCAGGAAATCCGAAGAATTTGTTTGACCAGAGCAATGCTTATGTTCCGTCTAAATGGGAGAGCGGTCTAGGCATTCAGCAGACTCTGATGGTTAAGACAAATATCGGTGGCTTCTTCTTCGATGCTGTGTTTAGCGTTGATACTGAGCATAGTCTTACTGTTACGCAGCACCCTGTACAGACTGGTGCAAATATCAGTGACCATGCTTTTGTAAATCCTGTCCGCATCAGTATGCAGGTAGGTGTGTCTGATGCTATGGGTTACAGGTATGGTTTTGTGTATGAGGGTGCAGGCGTATATAAATCTGTGCAGGCTTACCGTATGCTCTGCAAGCTGCAGGAACTGCGTATACCTATGGATGTTGTTACGCGCCTGAACACGTATCCGAATATGCTTATTGAGAGCATTGATGTGAGCGACGATGTGTCGACGCTATGCGCGCTCAAAGCTACTGTGAATCTTGTGCAGGTGCTGGTGGTTAATGTTGGAACCGAAAAGGTTTCCGCGCGTCAGTGGACTACAGGTGCACAGCGCAAATCGCAGGAAGTGCAGCCTAAAGGCGACAACAGTACGATTTTGCGCAAAGTAGAAAAGGGCACAGATCTGGAGGTGAAGTGGTAATGAGCTATTATGAAATACCATTGACTACCACGCCTTTCGACCAGAAGACTTTTAAGCTGACGCTGGATGGCGAGCGTAACATCAACATCCTGCTGAAGCTGCGCTATTATGATTTGTACGAGCTGTGGGTGGCTGATGTCTGCGACAATAGCACAGGCGAAGAGTTGATTACAGGCATGCCGCTGGTGCCTGGCATTGATTTGTTAGGTCAGTACGCTTACCTGAATATTGGCAGCGCTCAAATCGTGGCTGTTGGTCCTACTACGCAGGAGCAACCGGATAATGAGACACTAGGCTCAGCCTGGGTGCTTTTGTGGGGTGATGGCTCATGAGCAGTTATCTGTGGATGCGCAAATGGAAAATCCTCGTAGTTGATGCTCAGGACAAAGAGGCCTTGAACGTGTCTGACCTGCATGTGAAGTTTACTGTCAAAAAGTCGCGGGAAATAAACAACTATGCTACCGTGGAAATTTACAATCTTACTGCAGCAACCGAACAGAAAATCCTTAAGGAAGGCGACCGTATCATCATTGAGGCCGGTTATGAAGGCTATCTGACTGCTGGTGCAGATGGGACGATACAAGAAATCAAAGACTCCGAAGGTAATACCCAAGAGAAACAGTATGGCGTTATTTTCGACGGAAAAATTATTTATCCGTCCCGACGTAAGGAGAATAATACGGACTACGTGCTGTCGCTCCTATGCGTAGACGGAGCTAATGTCCTTGCTAAAAATTTTATTGCAAAAACCTTAAACAAGGGCGTAAACCAACGTCAGATTTTGGATGCGGTCTGTGAAAAGTCAAAAACAAAAATTCCTACGAATAGTATCACGCAGGGGCTGTCCGGGCAAAAGCTGCCGCGGGGTAAGGTTATTTTTGGCGAGCCTAAAGATTATATATCCGATATCGCCCGCGGCAACGGGGCCAGCTATTGGGTGAATGATGGCAAGCTGAACATGATTAAGCTTGCCGACGCTGCCAAGGATGAAGCCATCGTGCAAACGCCTACTACCGGTCTTGTCGGTATGCCGACGCAGACGCAGTATGGCGCAAATTTTAAGCTGCTGCTGAATCCCGCTGTGCATATGTGGTCTTTGGTGCAATTAAAAAACAGCGAGATTGCGGAAGCACAGGTTACTCCAGGGCAGGCGCAGATGCCGCTTGATGAAGAGTGGATCTATCAGGTAATCGAGCTGACGCATACTGGTGATACGATGGGTAATGATTGGTATACGTCCTGTACGGCTGTTTCTCGTTATGGTAAGGGCGTTCTGCCTGCCCTCATGGCCAACAATTCGCAAAATCCAAACGGAGTGTGATTTTATGATTGATTTGAATTTGCGCACGCCGAACGTCGAACGGCAGGGAGAATTGGATGCTCGTGCCGCTGCAATCAAGACGCGCGTGTGCATGCCTGGTATTATCCAAAGCTTTGACGCGGCCGCTCAGACTGTTACTGTGCAACCAGCGCTGCGAGAAAAAATGCTTGCAGACGGTGATGAGACGTGGGTAGATATACCGCTCTTGGTTGATGTGCCTATCGTCGTACCACGTGCAGGAGGTTATGCACTGACGCTGCCTATACAGGCAGGAGACGAATGCCTTGTGGTGTTTGGCGATATGTGCATGGATGGCTGGTGGCAGAGCGGCGGCGTGCAAAATCAAGTTGAATGTCGCAGGCATGACCTGTCTGATGGCTTTGCTATTATCGGCGTGTGGTCGCAGCCTAGAGTAATCCCCGGGTACAGCACAGGCTCTGCTCAGCTACGCAATGATGCGGGCAGTGCTTACGTAGAGCTTGCCGGAGACACGATTAATATTGTAGGTGGTACGGTAAACATTAAAGCAGGGCGGGTGAACATCAATGAGTAATGCAACGCGCTTAGGCGATTTGGATACCGGTCATGATGCCTGCTCGCCGACAGCACTCGTATCTGCCAGCCCTAACGTATATATCAACGGCCGCGCTGCAGGACGCGTGGGCGACAGTTATGCGCCTCACGGCTGCGTCGCGCATCCTACGCATAGCGGTGTAATTGCTAGTGGGAGCAGCTCTGTGTTTATTAATGGCAAGGCTGCGGGGCGCATCGGTGACCCCGTAAGCTGTGGCGGCACTGTGGCCGAAGGCAGCAGTAATGTGTTTATTGGAGGCTGATATGCAGGTTAGACGTTTAGACGACAATTGGGACTACTGCTTTGGTCGTGGCTCTCAAAATTACATCAGCGGCATCGAAGCTGTCGGGCAGGCGATAAAGCAGCGCCTGCTCTTGCTTTATGCCGAGTGGTGGGAAGACTTAAAAGATGGGCTGCCGTTGTGGGAGCAGATTTTAGGCACATCTGGCAGTGATGAAAACAGGCAGGCCGTTGACATTATTATCCGTGACCGTATAAGTGGCACGGAAGGTGTGCAGTCTGTCACGTCTTTTGAATCAAGCTATGAACGAAGACATTACAAATTTACGGCGACCGTAGAGACTATCTATGGCTCGTTGACTATTAGTAGCGAGGAGGTGCAGATGTGACGTATTTTAAGCCTTATGTTGATAGTACGGGACTGCATATCCCTACCTACAACGATATTTTAGAGGATATGATTGCCGCTATGAAGCAAATCTACGGTGATGATATCTATTTGGACAACAGCTCTCCCGATTACCAGCTGCTATCCATTTTTGCCCTCAAGCAAAGCGATACGCTGCAGGCTCTCGCGTATGCGTATAATGCACGGTCACCTGAAACGGCTATTGGTACGTCGCTGGACAGCGTGGTAAAGCTGAACGGTATTAAACGCAAGGCTGCCAGTCAGAGCACGTGTCAGGTAAAAATCACCGGCACGCCATTTACACAAATCGTTAATGGAGCTGTGCGTGATCGCGCTGGCCTGACGTGGGATTTGCCATCTAGCGTGGTTATTGACTCTAGCGGAACGACTTACACTGTTGCGACCTGCCGCACGGCCGGAGCTGTGAGCGCTCTGGCTGGCGATATTAGCCAAATTGAAACGCCGACTTACGGCTGGGTGTCTGTAACGAATGAAGTTACTGCTGTGCTGGGTAATGCGCAGGAGACCGATGCGCAGCTGCGTGAACGCCAGACTATCAGCACTGCGAATCCGTCGCAGACTATGCTAGACGGAACGAAGGGCGCGATTGCTGCTCTAAAAAATGTTTCCCGCTACGCTGTGTACGAGAACGATACCAACGTTAGCTCTGTAACGGATGATAATCCGTATGGACTGCCAGCTCACTCCGTGACCTGTGTGGTCGAGGGAGGGACGGATGAGGATGTGGCGGAAGCTATATTTTTGCATAAGGGCATCGGCTGCTATACGCACGGCGATGTTGAAGTGCAGTATACGGACCAGAACGATTATATAAACCGTGTGCGGTTTTTCCGTCCTGTCTATAAGGATATTTTTGTTAAAGTCGTGCTTAAAAAATATACAGGCTATATCTCCACTATGACTGTCAAAGTCCGCGAGGCTGTATATAATTATCTGGCCGCGTTGACGATTGGCAGTGACGTGTCTGCGTCAGTCCTGAGCAACATCATTACTGATTGTAATCCCTCACTCACCAAGCCGATTTTTGGTATCAAAGAACTGAAGTTGGGGCTTAGCAAATCGTCTATGGCAGCGCAGGACATTGATATTGGCTTTAAAGAGATTCCGAATCCTGCGTATGCGAACATTGAGGTGACGCTGGAATGATGCAGAATCTTGATTATTATAAGCGCCTGGTTACGAGCGAATATCGCCACAGCCCACGCTTTACGGCGATGGTGCAGAAACTGCTTAGCTATGGTCTGGACATTGATAATAGCATAAACAATATGTTGTTGGCGTTTGAGGTGGACAATGCTAGTACGGCGCAGCTGGATATTTTAGGGCAGATTGTTGGTGTAGGCCGCCAACTTAAATTTGAGCCGTCTGCTGCTGCCATTGGTGAGGTTATTTGTCCATCGCCGGCAGAAATGGCAAGCGGTGAGGTCTATCCGATAATTTATACGCCTACGCCTGACAAATTGGAGAGCACGCCCATGCTTACAGGTTATCCGCCGGCGGAAATGGGCGAGGGCAATCTGCTAGATGACGAAGTTTTCAGGCTGATGATTAAGGCCCGCATTATCCAGAATGCCTGGAAGGGCACAATTGGTGAGCTGTACGATTTATGGGACGCTGTCATGGGCGCTAATAAAAAACTGTCCATCGAGGATTTGCAGGATATGAGCTACAACATTGTGCTGCAGGGCGATTACACGCAGCTTGAGGAAGAGCTCATCATCCATGCTTATGTTATTCCGAAGCCGGAAGGCGTGCGTATCAATGTGCTGACGTTTGTATCGACAGACGGCTTGCCTTTGTTTAGCTATGATTATAATACTATGCGTTACAGTGGCTATGAGAGCCATTGGGCGGAAGCAGAAAAGGGGAATTGATAAATGGCTAGTAGTAATTTTAAGGTTTTTGCTGAAGCCGTGGCAGCGCTGAATGTTGTGAGCGACGCAGAGTATGCTACGGATACACAGCGCATTAACGGCGTTGTGCCCGGTCTTGCTTCGGCGGCGCTGCATAACAAATTATACAAGCAGGCCACGATTATGGCTGCTGCGCTGGCGCAGGTGCTCGTGGAACAGGGGCAGGACGCTTTGGACAGTGACTACGCTGCGCTTGTGGCGTCGCTAAAAAAATCGTTGGTGCTGTCGCTGAACGGGGAGAAGCCTGATAAAAATGGCAATATCCAGAAAAATTTTGTCTATAGCGTTGAGGGCAAAACTCCCGACAGTAAGGGAAATGTTGCTCTGGATATTGATTATCTGAACGCGATGAGCTTTGTTGGCTCTGTGGTCATCACGAAGGAGAACATCAATCCCGGTACGAAGATTGGAGGCACGTGGCAGCTTCTGCAGAGCGGTCGATATATCCGCTCTGCTGGTGATGGTTATGCTGGCGGTGCTCTGGGTGGTAGCGATGGCTTTGTGCTTACGCAGAAACAACTGCCTGCACATAGTCATGAAGCTACAATTTATGGTGCTGGCAATCATAAGCATGATATCTATGTCAGCAATTGGCAAACCCATGGCGGCAGTGGTGGTGCAGGATATCAAGCTCATGAGCGCCGCTGGGGCGCAACTGAAGAGGCTGGAAATCACTCGCATCAAATATCCATCCAATCTACTGGCAACGGAGAAAAAGTAACTTTTGAGCCGTCTTATCTGTGTTTATATTTTTGGGTGCGTACTGCGTGAGGTGAAGTAAATAATGAGTAATGCAAGAATACAGTTTAGCCTTGCGAGCGAGGACGTGTGGAACGCTTATAATCCGCAATTAAAGGAAGGCGAAATAGTCACCGTCTTAAAGGCTAATAAAAAAGTTAAATTGGTGCAAGGCAAGGTCGGCAACTCAATGTACAGTGAGAGTACTGTAATTTGGGACGAGGATGAGGCACAGATTATTATGAGTCGCTCTGAAGCGGCGGCATCTACATCTACAACACAGGCAGCAGCTGCCAGTGGTAGTGCATCAAAAGCTGCTGCATCTCAATCTGCCGCTGCAACGTCTGCAACTAATGCTAAAGCAAGTGAGAACGCTGCTAAAACTAGCGAGACAAATGCTAAGTCATCAGAAACTGCTGCAAGAAACAGTGCCACGTCTGCTGTGTCCTCTGCGTCAACCGCAAGCACGCAGGCTGGCAAGGCTGCTGACAGTGCGGCTGCCGCTGCCGGAAGTGCTGCGCAGGCTGGTACATTTGCAACAATGGCGACGGATAAAGCCACCGCTGCCGACAAGAGTGCCACCGCTGCCGACAAGAGTGCCACCGCTGCCG